AATTAAATGGTGTTTCTTTAACTAGAATAAACACAACACATGATTTACCAAGTACACAAACTTTAAAAGATCTTAGAGATTATGATAATTACCATTTAGAAATTGATAGAACGGGTAGGAGTAGTGGGCAATCTTTACTTTCATTTACGGAAGAAAAAATTTCTGGTGGTTTAAATGCCTCTGCTTCACAAAATTACCAATATACTTCCATTACTCCATCGTTTGATGTTAGCACTCCTGGAGAAAAAACTGTAGTCACATCAGATATAGAAACTGTTACTGGAACGAGTACTGGTGGAACTGAAGTGTCTTTCATAGCAAAAGAACCTGAGAATGTAACTCTTAATGAGGAAAATATTCTAAATTCTCCAAGATTAATCTGCTCAGAGAAAAATGAAGTTGAAAGATTAGCATCTAATAAATCACTTACTCTTAGAATTAGAATGAATAGTGAAGATGCTAATCTATCTCCAGCGATCAATATTAAAACAGGAAGTATTATTCTTGGAAGAAATAAAATTAACAATCCAGTTACTGATTATGTTTATGATGGTAGGGTTAATCTTTTAGAAGGTGATCCACATGCTTCTATATACATTTCTAAGAGAGTAGATTTACAGCAACCAGCATCTTCACTAAAAGTTCTTGTCTCTGCTTATAGATCTTTTGAATCTGATTTTAGAGTTTTATATCGTCTATTTAAATCAGATTCAAGTGAAATTGATCAGTCATACATTTTATTCCCAGGATATGATAATTTAAAAGATACTGATGGTGATGGATATGGAGATATTGTTATCGATCCTTCAAAAAATAGCGGTAGACCTGATGCTTTTGTAAGAGCAAGTGATGATGATGAATTTTTAGAATATCAATTTACTGCTGATAATTTAGATCAGTTTACTGGATTTGCTATTAAAATAGTTATGTCTTCGACAAATGAAGCAAAACCAGTTAAATTTAAAGATCTTAGAGTCATCGCTTTAGCATAATGATACCAGTAGAGGGATATAAAAATCTCTATAGAGATGAAAAAAGTGGAGCAATTGTTAGTTCTGATACATTTGCTTATTCACAATATATTAAAATGAAAGAGGATAAAAAAAGACAAAGAGAAGAAATGGATCGAATTAAGTCTGATATTGACGAAATAAAAACCTTATTAAAGGAGTTTCTAAATGAATCCAGATCAAATTGAACTTGAAAATCTGAGTAAAAGTTTTGAATATTTTAAATTTGCGTCAGATGTGGATCAAATATCTGATATTGATGAATTAAAAAATATTGTCAAATCTTATTATAAATTATACCTAAAGCAGCAAGAAGTTTTAATTAATATGGGAGCTCCTCAAGTATAAATACATTTTAGAAGCTAGTTTGTACTTAGATGGCGGAAATAAAGGTTAGAGTAGGCCAACAAAACGCTATTAAAGTTCTTTCATCTTTAGCAGGAGCTCAAGCTCTTGCTTTAAGTGAATTAACCGATGTTGATATTGATACTGCTGCTTTATTGAATGGTATGGTACTGGTTTACAATAGCAGCAAAGGAAAGTGGGAAGCTACCTTACAACTAACACCAACTAACACTCAAAACTTAGTTGTTGAGGGAGGTACTTTTTAAAAATGGCAAGCATAATTAAAATTAAAAGGTCCACTGGGACTGCTTTACCATCTTCTTTATCTTGGGGTGAATTAGCTTATATAACTGGTATTGGTAGTTATGGCGGAACATTTCAATATAGAGATAGAATTTTTGTAGGTGATGACTCCGGAGCAATTCGTCCTGTAGGTGGATATTATTATGCTTCCATGATGGAGCATACTCCAGGGACAATAGATGGAGTATCAAACACTAGAAATTATGACAATGGAGTTGTGGCGGTTCTTGCGCCAGCAATTAATACTAGTGACAACTCAACATCATTAAAAGTAGATCAATGGAATGTAGATAATTTACGTTTAGATTCTAACACATTATCATCAACAAATGCTAATGGAGACATTAGATTTGATCCAGCAGGTATCGGTAGCGTTATTATTCCAGATGATACATATTTAAATTTTGGTAATAATAATGACGTAGCAATGCGTTATGATGAATCTGTAAATGATCGCTTCGAAATTGAAGGTGCTAATTGGTATTTTGAAGATGGAGTAGCAATAACAATTGGTGATGTTACTGAGTCTAATAATAAAGATACTGGCGCTCTTGTAGTTGAGGGTGGTGTTGGTATTGAGAAAAATTTATTCGTCGGCAAATCCTTAGGGGTTTCTGGAATTGCTACAATTGATAATATTAAACTAGAAGATAATGTAATATCAACCCTTCCAGGAACTACAGAACTTTACTTAGATCCATACCCAGATGGACTAAGTAATGAAGGAACGGTTATTATCAAGGGAAACCTTCAGGTAGATGGAACAACAACAACAATAAATTCAAGCATTATTGATGTTAACGATCCAATTATTCTTCTTGGAGATGTTACTAGCACTAGAACAGTAATGTCTCCTGTTATTGTAGGTGTCACTACAATACGTTTAGATTCTGTTATTGGTATTAATACCGGCGATGTTGTTAGTGGCAATGCTGGTTTGAATATTGGCGCTGCTAATACTATTACTGCATATGATGCGGGAAATAAAATTATTACCCTAACAGATCCAACAATTGCTGGAATTAGTACGACCACTCAATTAACAATTACTCATGCTTTTGATACTAATACAGATCGTGGTATTGGATTTCATTATAACACAAGTAATGGATTAGCAAATAATAAAATAGGATTTTTTGGATATATTGATGGAACTAATGTTGGTAGTGCGGCAACTCCAAGATCATGGACTTATATTCCCGATGCCACTATTACAAATAGTGTTGTAACAGGGACTAGGGGATATTTGGATATTAAAGGAATATATTACCAAACGGGTGACTTTAATACTCATGGTGTTGTTTACTTTGATGTTGACGGACTTCAAACTTCAACAAACAATCCAGCAGCACCAACAACAACATCAAAACAAGTATTAGTAGGAATTACTAAGGTTGAACTTACTCTTCCAAGTTCAATAACAGTAACTGCTGGTGATTTTATCAAACAAGATACTACAAATGCATATGGTGTTGTAGAAACTGGAGGAACTTTGTCAACCGTAAATCTTATTGGTGTTGAAGGTACTTTCAATACTACTAATAATTTAAGAAGAGAAGGTGCCAATAATCAAGTTCAAAATTTATCCATAGTTCCAACTGCTACTCAAGTCCTATATACTAACAGACCTACATGGACTGCTACTTTAGATGGAGGATCTTATTAAAATGAATAATCCTGGTGAAGAAGTTGATATCAATTTTTTAGTAAAGTCATATCATAGAAAAATATCTGAGTTGTCTAATCAGGTCATTCTTTTAGAAGCAACGGTTCAAACTTTAAGAAACGAAATAGAAAAAATACGCCATTCTTCAACTAAAGATTTTACGGAAGAATAAAATGTCAAAACCATCTACCAGACAAGAACTCATAGACTACTGTAAAAGGAGGTTAGGTGCCCCTGTATTGGAAATTAACGTTGATGATGACCAAATAGATGACTTGGTAGATGATGCCATTCAGTACTTCCAAGAAAGGCATTTTGATGGTGTGGAAAGAATGTATTTAAAATATGAGATTACTCAAGAAGATATTGATAGAGGAAGAGGAAGAAATACAAATGGAGTTGGTATTGTAACAACATCCGCAACATCTACAAACATTAGTGGATATGGAACTACAACTTCAAAGTTTTATGAAGCATCTAATTTTATTCAAGTTCCAGATTCGGTAATTGGTGTTGAAAAAATATTTAAGTTTGATACAAGTTCAATTTCTGGTGGTTTATTCAGTATCAAATATCAACTATTTTTAAATGACTTGTATTATTTCAACTCTGTCGAACTTCTTCAATATGCTATGACTAAGAGTTACTTGGAGGATATTGATTTCTTATTAACTACAGACAAACAAGTTAGATTCAACAAAAGACAAGATCGTCTATATTTGGATATTGATTGGGCAGCTCAAAGACCGGGAACATTTATAGTTATCGATTGTTATAGAGCCTTAGATCCAGCAGCGTTCAGTCAAATTTATAATGATAGCTTCTTAAAACTTTATCTTACATCATTAATTAAAAAACAATGGGGTCAAAATTTAATTAAATTTAGAGGAGTTAAATTACCAGGTGGTATTGAGTTGAATGGAAGAGAAATATATGAAGATGCTGTAAGAGAGCTTGATAGTTTGAAGCAAAGAATGGCATTAGAGCACGAATTACCACCCTACGACTTTATTGGATAATGGCACTTAATCCCTTTTTCTTACAAGGTTCTTCAGGTGAACAACGATTAGTTCAGTCTTTGATCAATGAACAATTGAGAATGTATGGTATTGATGTAATTTACATACCAAGAAAATTTGTCAATAAAAAAACTATTATTCAAGAAGTTCAAACTTCCAAATTTGATGATAACTTTGCTATAGAAGCGTATGTAAACACATATGATGGATATGGAGGTTCTGGAGATATTCTTACTAAATTTGGAATGAGTTTGAGAGATGAGTTGCTGATTACAATTTCAAAGGAACGTTTTGAAGATTTTATATCTCCATTTATGGGAGGAATGGACCCAGATGAAATTGAATTATCTACAAGACCACGAGAAGGGGATATAATTTATTTTCCACTTGGACAAAGACTTTTTGAAGTCAAATTTGTAGAACATGAACAACCATTCTATCAACTAGGAAAGCTTTATGTTTATGAATTAAAGTGTGAATTATTTGAATATGAAGATGAGGTTCTGGATACCAGCATTGACGAAATTGACAGAACCATTGAAGATATTGGTTTTATTACTACATTAAAAATGGTTGGAACAGGTGCTACAGCAACAGCATCTGCGATTGTCCGTACAGGATATGTAAGACAATTATTTTTAAATAATGATGGTTATGAATATACTACAGCACCACAAGTAGCAATTGGTACTGCTCCATCATCAGTGGTTGGAAATACAAATGCATCTGTTATTGCCACAACAAAAAATAAAGGTGGAGTTTATTCTGTAGAAAGACTTCTGTTCTCTCACGCTGGCATTGGATATACCACAGTTCCTTCTGTCACATTTATTAGTAATGTTGGTGCGGGCGCAGCAGCTACTTGCTCTATAGAAACACAACAATATGGTGTTGTTAATGTATCTTTAGTTGATGGTGGAGTTGGATATTCTACAAATCCAATGGTAACAATTTCTGGTCCTCCAGTAGGAGTTGGTACATCTAGAGCACGTGCTGAAAGTAGAATTAATTCATCGGGTGCGGTAACTTCAATTCTAATTACAGATCCTGGATCTGGATACGATATTAATAATCCACCAACGATAACGATTGCCAATCCAGAAACAATAACCGGTGTTGGTACATATCAGTTTAATGAAATTATTGTGGGACAAAGATCTAAACTTAGAGCAAGAGTTAAATCTTGGGATTCTGATGATGGTACATTAAAAGTATCTTTTGTTGGAGCAGCTTCAACACAACCATTTTTCTATCCCGGAGAAACGGTTATTGGTGAAGAGTCTGGAGCAACTTTTTCAGTCAAATCTTATGACCAAAATGATATTTACGATAAATATAGTCAAAATGATGAAATTGAAGAAGCAGCAGATCTTATCTTAGACTTTTCAGAATCGAATCCATTTGGTACTTATTAATGTTAGGAACATACTATTATCACGAGATCATTAGAAAAACCATTATTGGTTTTGGAACTATATTTAATCAAATAAACATTAAACATCAAGACGCTGATAATAGCACTGTTATTAGTGATATTCGAGTTCCTCTTGCCTACGGTCCAGTACAAAAGTTTTTAGCAAGAATTAGACAACAACCAGAATTAAATAAACCAGTTCAAATAACATTGCCAAGAATGTCATTTGAGATGACATCTATCCAATATGATCCAACAAGAAAGGCAAGTTTAACACAAACATTTTCAGCTTCAACTGGCACCAATTTAAAAAAAGTTTATATGCCAGTTCCATATAACATTGGATTTGATCTGAATATTATGGTTAAGTTAAACGATGATGGTTTACAGATTATTGAACAAATTTTACCTTATTTTCAACCAGCATTCAATATAACAATTAATCTTGTTGATTCTATTGGAGAAAAAAGAGATATTCCTATTGTTTTAGAAAGCATTAATTTCCAAGATGACTATGAGGGAGACTTTTCTACAAGAAGAGTTTTAATTTATACTTTAAGATTTACTGCTAAGACTTATCTGTTTGGACCAATTGCCGAAACATCAGAAGGTCTCATTAAAAAAGTTCAGGTCGATACTTATACTGGAGATGCTGTACGTGGAGCTAAACGCGAAATGAGATACGTTGTTACTCCGAGAGCCAAAAAAGATTATAACAATGATAATACCTCAACTTTGACAGATACCATATCTACTAGTGACGTATTATTACCAGTTGTTACTAGTGCTGATTTTAGTATCGGAGATAGAATTGTTATTAATGATGAAATTATGTATGTGAAGGATAAACCAAATGCTACTCAACTTTATGTTGAACGTGGATATGAAGCAACCTCTATTAAGGAACATCTAGTTGGTAGCAGTATTGACAAATTAACACCAGTGGATGATACATTAGTTGAACCTGATGACGACTTTGGTTTCAACGAAACATGGACTTACTTAGGAGATTCTAAAGAGTATAGCCCAACACGTAAAATTGATTATTGATAGGTATTTTTATGTCTGATTATAGCAGTCTTGATAAAGCATTAAATGTTGATAGTGAAATTGTTAAGGTTGAAAAAGAAGAAACTGCGATAGATATTGTTTCTTCAGGTAATGATATCAAAAAAGATTATGAATATACAAGAGCAAATCTTTATTCTTTAATTGAAAAAGGTCAAGAAGCAATTAATGGAATCATGGAACTTGCTGGAGAAAGTGCAAGTCCAAGAGCATATGAAGTTGCTGGTCAACTTATAAAATCTGTCGGTGATGTGACAGATAAACTTATTGATCTTCAGAAAAAATTAAAAGACGTTGAAGAAGATACTGTTAAAACAACAAATAATGTAACAAACAATGCTGTCTTTGTTGGATCAACTTCGGAACTTTCAAAACTACTCAAACAAGGTTTTCTAAATAATAAAGAGTAACCTAATATTTTAATGAGTTGGTCTAACAAATACAAAAGATCAATTGATTGTGACAATCCTCAAGGATTTTCACAAAAAGCTCATTGTGCTGCTCGTAAAAAAAGACGAAAAGGTGAAGAAACAAAATCTAAATCACCATTTAATGAAATGCACGAAGTAAAGTCTCATAAAACAGTAGAACAAATAGCGAAAAAACATCGTCTTGAAGTTTCTTTTATTCAGAAACAACTAGAGATGGGAATCCCTATTGAACATGAGCATACTAAAGATAAGGACCTCGCAACAGATATTGCTCTTCAACACCTTGATGAAATTCCAGACTATTATACTCGTTTGAAGAAAATGGAAGCAGATGCTAAAAAGCATCATAAAAAGTTCAAGGATATAAAAGAAGGAAGAGATGGTAAATCTGCAAAAGATCCAAATTATTCATTAAAAGACTGGTTTAAAGATGGTGGTTGG